CTTTCTTCTATTAATAACTTCTGTACGTCGTTATCATTTTTAAGACTTGCCCAAGCTTTTTTCTTAGCTCTGTCAAATGCTTTTGCAATCCTTTTATAGTGTGGGAATGATTTTGGGTCTACATCGCTCATTCCATTTTTTCTGTAGTAATTCATTTCAGCTAGAGAAATTTGTATTGATTCCTCAGATGCCATTTTGTCGAAGAGTTTTTCTAGGTTTTGTTCACCTATAGCCTTCTGAAACATTGACCTAACTTTTGGACTGTCAGATAAATCTGTTCCATCTGGAGCTGAATATGTAGAAGTTCTCATATCGTAGCCACTATTAAATAACAACTCTCTACCGGGTGTGTAATCTATATTGAAATTGACAGGTGAAAACGCATTAAACATACGAGTAATAAAGTCGTGATCTTTAATTGGTCTGCCAGTTAAGATGTCGTATTTAATTGGTAGTGGATCTGATGCAATATTTTCAGTTATTAAGTTTCTATTTCTAATAGAGTCATTTATGTCAGAACCTAACTCTCTTGTATAAGGTGTAAGGACTTTACCTATCTCATTTCTAAGACTAGATAATGGAAGAGTATTGTTCATTAATGAAGCAATGATTCTTTCTTGTTGTCCGGGAGCACCTGAGAATAAATCTACAAATGACTGTAATCCTGCTAAGTAAGATTTACTTGTAGCAGTACCAGCTAACGCCATTGCTAATTTAGATAGTCTATCTTCAGCCCACTCTTCACCCATTAACTGTTGGTGATCTCCTATGTCTCCTACTAATGCAAGAATTTGGTTGTAAGGTTCAAAGGCATCATAGTTAACCCAGACATTGCCAATTTTAATTGTTCTTGGTTTCCATCCAGCATCTAACCATGCTTGTCTTTGCTTCCTATCTGTTGGTCCATTACCATGTAATCCACCACTAAGATATGCCATACTTGCCATACTTAATGCTGCTGTACCCATAGCTAATCTGCCATTCTGTACGGCTTTAGCAGTCATAAGATCGCGAGTATTATATATGCCGTATTTACCTAGTGATGAAAGATTATCTCCGGGTTTTGCTTTTGCTATCTGATTAAATTCTTTTACTAAGAAGTTAAATCCGGGAGTATGCTTTGCAGTCAAAGCTAATCCGTTAATACCTGTTCTAGCGAATAGGAAGAAAGGTCTAGCCCATGGTGCTTCGTTAAATGCTTCTCCAAGTTTCTGGGAAAAGCCTGTTAAGTCTTGAGTAAGAGTAGCTTCTTTTCTACTAAATTCAGCAGCTTTATCTGTGATATTACCGTTAGAGTCAAAGATTTCTTTATTAAAATTATCTTCGTACTGTCTAAAGAACTTAGCGTCTAAGTTTTGAAAATTACCATCAGGCAATAATTCTGCTGCTTTCAAGAATGCTTTCTCTCTAGCTCTAGCTCTACCAATAATCAATGCAAACGCATCATCAGTAGATGCCATGATTTTAGTTGAGTAGGTTAAGAAACTATTGTCATTTAAAGCTCTTACGGTGTTAGCTGTACGATATAAAATTTTATCAGTTACATCACCTCTGCTCTCTGCCCAATGACCATACATAGCCCATTGGTCATCCATTTTACTTCTTTCTACATATCTAGTTTTCATCGTAGAAATATCACCAGCCCAATAAGAATTAAGTTTTCTTTTAAATAATTCAAAAGATTCTGGTATTGCTTCACGCATAGCATTCAGTGATGCTAAGCCAGCTCTCATAGTTGTTCCATCACCTTTCATCAAACCACCTAAAGCCATAGACATAGGGCGAGTAAAGGTTGCAGTTGATGTACCTAAGATTGCTCGAACTGCTGTTTTAGGTCCAGATAAAACACTATGAGTAAACATAGATCCCATCTCTCTTAAAAATGCACCAGTCTTTTTAGGATCTCCACCCCATTCACCACCTCTCATCTTGACTCTCATAAAAGCATCAAGGTCATCGAGTGTATGAATATCTTTAGCCATAGAGATACCCTCGAACATAGCTTTGAATACTTCGTCACCACCATCTTCTGTAGTCATATCTAAAGCCATACGGAAAGCATCAATACTTTCTTGCACTTGTTTGTCTATCATTTCAGCTTGAAGTTTTGGCGTAACTCTTTTACCCCTCATTTTTCCAAACTGTTTAAGTTGTTGAGATATGTCTGAACTAGCTAATTTTCTCATTTGCAAACCAGCAATTAGTTTTTTAACCATCTGTTGAGCTGGACCGTCAATATCTTTTATGTCAAATACATCTGCTAATTCTCTAGCTGTAACTCCTGCATCCCTAATCTCATTGAATAAAGAAGCATTAATCATGTCTATAGCATCAGCATATTCACTAGATACATAGGAATATAAAACTTTCTTTCCACTCTTTCGTTCAAATCTCTCTTTACTTATATCCTTCCAAAACTCTTCAGGAGTAAAGTCAGAAGTATTTCTTCCTTCAAAGATTGCTTTGTAAGTATCAAGGTCTTCTGTCATCATTTGTTCCAGAGTTTTACCTTGTCTTGCAGCAGTCTCGTTTAACTGCTTGATATAACCTTGACTTCTAAATCTACGTAATACTTTTTCTATAACTTTTCTAGATTCTTTAGTTCCTTTAGTAAGTGCAGTTACCTCGGTGTTAGATAGTGCAGAACCAATACTTCCTTCTTCAGAACCTAGTTGTGTTTTCTTTTGTTTTCTAGCTTTGTTTAGAGCTGGAGCTGTTTCTAATGAAGTAGTACCACCTTGTGATTTGTTAGCTAGTTTTGGATTTTTACTTGCTCTAAATCCGGGTTCTTTCATCTGAGTAGCAGCTTCTTCTAGTTGTTGTGACTTAACACTTTTTTTTCTAGATTGAATTACTTCTTTGATTCCTTCTTTATTTTTAGATACTCCGTATAAAACGCTGTCAAACACACCTCCAAGAAACATACCCTCAACTACATTTTTAACAGTCTTCATTATTGGACTGTCTTCATCTCGTGTAGCAAGTGGTGTATCTAGTAAAGGAAACTTCTCCTTTAACATTCCAGAGATATTATCGTCTTGTGAGTCTTTATCTAATAGGTCAAATCTTGCACCAGTTACAGCACCAGTTTTTAGACTTTGCATAAAGGTCAGACCTTTTCCAACTTTACCTACACTTCCAAAACCACCTGTTAAACCTAAAGTAGTTGCAACTTCTGCACCTGTTCTAATCAGACCACCCCACCAAGTTTTAGTTTCTAATGGATCATTTTCTCCATATAATAATGAATCCCACTCAGTTTGATAACCTTCATCAGTTGCAGCTTCTTCCTGCATTTCTCCAGAGATAAAATCAATAACTCTTTCTGGAGCTGTGATGATGTTAGCCACACCATCTCTTGCACCAGCTAATGGAGCTTTGACAGTATCAGCTATATAGTCACCTAAGTTAGCTCCTTCAGGTTTTGCAGCTTCAGCTTTCTGTTCTTCTATTTGAGCGTTTTGTTCTCTTAACTGGGCACGCTCTTGTTCTGCCTCTTGCATATTTTGGACTGCCGCAGCAGTCTCTTCTTCACTTAGTCCATCTCCAGATAATCCTATCTCGAGATTCATTTCATCTTCCATAGTTACCACGGTAATTATTGCCTAAGAAACGGCAAGTAAACCGCAGTTACTCGTCCGTTATCGTTAAGCCTTTTTTATTGAAAATTGATGTTGTTAAATTTTGATCTCCAGCTCCCTCTGATAAGAGTCTTGCTCTTGCAATCTTTTCACGAGTTGGATGTTTATATATGAGAGTTAAAATCTCTTGATTATATTCTTCTTTTTCTTTATCTACTTTCACGTCTTCGTCTACAAGATACCCAACTTGAGAGTTAGCTAAATCAACAGGGTTAATTCCCATTCTTTGTGCTAAATCTTTGTAGTAGCTAGGTATGTCTTTAGCTTGCTTTAGAGGTGTGTTATACCACGCAACTAAACCAGCATCTACTTCTTGATTAGATGTAATTTTATTTGTTCTCCACTTTCCACCACCAGCTTGAGTCATAGATACTTGCATTGTACGGTTGTAAGTTTCATCACCGTCATCCGTGAAATCTGTGCTCATCATTTGCTTTAGTGTTAGCGGATCTTTTATTGCTGTTTGTACTGCTAGTTTTGCTGCTTGATCTGCTTGTTGTTCAGTAGCTACCTTTTGACCATTTCTATATAATGTGTTCTTGTAAGTTCGGTAATACAACTCAGTTAAACTATCATTCAACGATAACCACTCTGGAGATTTAGTCATACCTACACCAAAGGTACTTTCAGAACCTTCATCAGTGTAAGAATCAATCCATTGTTTAGCTTGTTTATGGTCGTCACTCCCGGGAACAGTAGATCCAACAGTAATGAGTTTATCTTTATATTTATTAAATACGGCTGTACTTACATTAGCTAATTCAAAATCATATACACCACCTTGGTAGCGGATAGAGTCTTCAAGCATTTCTTCTGCAACATCATCATCTAAATGACCTTGTAATGCACCTGCTATATCAGAAGGAACACGACCATCATATTTGTTTGAATAATGAGCATAAAGTAAACTCTTTTGTTCGTTAGTAGGGTTTTTTAATTCTTTAACCATCGCAACATCAGCAGCTATATCTCTATTTCTGTCTTCTGTTTTAGCGGTTTGAGACTTAACATTTGCATCTGCTAACTCTTCTCCAAGACTATCCCACTCTTTCCAAGAAGTCATAGTCTTAGAAGATCCATCACGAGCTGTTATTTCGTGACTAACTATAGACATAGCCTCTGCATAGGAAATTTTATTATCCGCTACAAGTTCAACAAGACTTTCTTTAAAAGCTATTCTTCCTGTTTGTATAGATACTCTATTTCTGCCTGCATAACTAGCTGCCCAATCGTGAGCCATTTGGTGTCCATCTTCAGGATTAGCAGTTACAAATCCTAGTTCTATCTTTTTGTCGTCAGCTTCTTTTACTTTAATTTTATATGCAGTTTCTCTTTTTATAGATTGTTCTTTTCTTCTCTTTTCATCAAACTTATCTATCTCAGGTTTAACAACAGTAGCTACAAGAGCTTCGTTTAATCCTGCAAACTGTCTTGCATATTCAAACTTAATCTTAGTGTCTAAAGCTGCTTGTTCGGCGGCAGAAAGATTATCAAAATGTCCAACAGAAACTTGTTGTCCATCTCTGATGACATCTATCTTTGTAGTTTCGTAAGCATCATAAACATACTGGTCATAACCTTTAGCTTTTTCTCGAGCATAGTGTTCTGCAACCATATACTTTTCCCAACCAGCCATATTACGAAATTCTTGAGCGGTGATACTGTCACCGGTTTCCTCTTCGTATTTAGTAGCAAACTCTTGAGTAGCTAGATCATCTTCAAAGAGTTTATCTCTATCACCTCTGAAATCAGCTTCTAATTCTGGACTGACACCTCTAGTAAGTATGTCTAGTTTTATCTGTGCTTCTCTGTCTGATCTATGTTTCTCTTGTTTTTTCTTTATTACGTCTGCAACTGTAGATGAGAGAGTAGCTAAACCCTCAAACATCTTCTCGGTATTTCTAACCTTATCAGCAGAGTTTTTTTCTAACTGCTGTAAGTATCTTTCTTCTGATGCCTGTATTTGTGCATCTTGTCTTTCTTGTTCTGGGACTATATCAAGAACATCTTCAGGAGTAACTTGCTGCCCAGATATGTTGTAATTAGGAATCATAGTTAATAACCGTGTCTATAAGGAATACGTACATTGTTATTGCTGTAATTATTTTGTCCCATACTGCCTTCTAACCCAGCACCTAACGCCTGACCCATGCCAAGCATGAATGTCAGTCCTACGTTCTGCATTACTGGAGGCGGCGGTGCTATATCTTGAATTGGTTGTAGTGCAACCTTTCCAAAGGATTGATTTAGTTTTCCTTTCAGTTGTCTATTAACATCTTGGTTAACATCTTTAGCTTGATAACCTGCTTGCGTTAAAGCTCTGGATCTCATAGCTTGTGCCATACCATAATTAGCTTTGTTCATAACTAATTGTCGAGCTATTGATCGACCTCTAACACCTCGTTCTGCTGCACTTGCTTCTATCATTCCTTCGTTAGCAAGTATCTTTTTAAAGTCTTCTTGATTCTGTAAAATCGCTGAAGCTTGAGCACTATTTAATTGTTGTTGTACTCGAGAGTAAGCTCGTTGAGCTGCAATATTTGCTTGGTCAACCTCTTGCTCAAACTGTACTTTTTTAGTTCCGTAAGTAGTTCTTGTTTGCATCCACTTACGTTCGCGGACTTTCAACTGATGTTGATAATTAGCTCTCGCTTGTTTGTTCGCTTGGGACGCTGACGCTGCTGAGCCTATTGCTCCTATCGCTGGTCCGATTGCTGCTGTACTGCACACGGCAAAATTCTATAAAGGATAAATTGTTTGGTCCGTAAGTCAATCTCCTGAGAAATTTAAAACCTAAAAACCTAAGTAACTTAATATGGACTTTGTTTCTTTCGTCAACAATGTTCCACAGTAACTTTTCTTTTCTTGACTTCACATACCTCAATGCTTCTTTAGCAAAGGTATGAGGATATTCGTAGATAGCTGGTGTGCAAAGCATCCAGATTTGTCCACCTTCGTGAACACCTGCCATGCCTGCTAGCTCTCCGTTAGGTACTTCAAAATAAACTGAGTCGCAGTTATGAAAACCTACGACTAGTGCATTTAAAGGGTCATGTCCATGACCTTCTGTGACCTCCCGATAATCGTCGGGTAATAAATTAGAAGCCACACGAAGTGCAGCCTCTAATGTTGCTGGGTGAATGTATTTAGACACGCTGGTAATTATTGTTTGTGTAAACTCCTTCCCATGTCATGTTGTGAATTGTGGCGGGAGCTGGGTGTGTAGATTTAAGTGTTAATGATGCGTTTATATTTCTGTCATATATAGGAACTGTTCTTAAAATATTATCGTTAACAATTGGTCCAGTGTTAGCAAAATACTGGTTAGCAGCACTTACTTCAAAAACTTCTTTGTAGTCAGTTCTTCCTACTCTGCTTAAGGTAGTTTCATATATACCTACTGGACCAAAACCAAACTTAACTCTATGTAAAATAGTATTAGCTCTAGTATCAGCTCTCCAATTAGAACCATTCTGGGTTAGGTAGTAGATAGTAGGAAGCTTGACTTCCATTGTATATTGATAGCCTATAAGAAATGTCTCTCCAGACCAGTCACCATCTAGTTTTAAATTACTTCCGTCAATCGTAATTAGACCATATCTACCTAAGTTGTTACCTGCATCTACATCGTAAGCTGCTAGTTGCTTTGTACTTTCTAAACCAATTGGCTTAGCTTTTGTAGATTTATTAGTAGTTGCGTTATAACTCCAACCACTTACTGACATTAAATGATCTAGGTGTACTCTGTTTTCTGCTATAGCAAAGGTATTAGAATCCATCTTGATTGCATATTTAAGTAGCTGATCTTTATTGTTATTACGTACAACTACATACAAGAAATCATCTTGCATACAGTGGTATTGAATAGTTCCCGTAAGTGTCCATTTAAACCAAGAAGCTAGTTTTCTTTCTTGTATCTGGTCAAAGTATCTATATCCATACAAGGTAGAGGTGCCTTCTTCACTAAAGAAAATAACTGAGTTCTCTCTTGAGTTAGATATAAGCTTTAGATCTTTTTCAAATAATCTAGAAACTACTGCACTCTGTTCTATAACTTGTGGCTCTCCTTCTCTCTGTACTTGTGCCATCTCAAAGAATCTCGAGAACTTACCAGCATTATCTAAGAAGCCGAGAGTAGTACCAAGAGAGATAGGGTTAGTTGCAAAGTTAAAGTTGTAAGTAGAAAGAGCATTGATTTTAGCGGTGGTAGGGCTGAACACATCACTATCTGTGGTCAGCATAAACTGTTGATTTTTGGAAAATAAAACTAATCCTGTATTGGTTTGTATTCCATCAAATAGTATTGCTGGATATTCTGAACTAGCTGATATATCTATTGGATCACTAGCTATTAATTGAATAGCTGACTTAGCAAAGAAATTAGTAAAGTCTCCGGGACGAGACATAACTATATTTTCATCGGCAAGTATTGCAAATCTGTTTCTAAAGAACAGCATCTTGTTAATGTTCTTACCTATAAA